CCCGAAGGAGCTCGTGCCAGAGCTTCAGACTCCAGGCGGCATGCGGCTTTACGAGAAGCTGAAGGCGGAGTACGAAACCAGTGATAAGATTCTGGACATACCGTCTGACGACCCAGACCTTACTGGAGTTGTCCTGGAAAAAGTTGTGTACGAGGAGAAATAATGGCGCTAGAGTTTCGCAGCATCGGCACCGATCTCAAGCCAGACGAGTCGGGCTTCCGATTCCAGGGCTACGCGGCAGTGTTCAACACCGACAGCCGCGGGCTTGACTTCACCGAGACGATCCTTCCAGGCGCCTTCAACCGCTCCATCTCCGCCGCTACCCGTGGCGAGTGGGAGGTCAAGGCATTCCAGGACCACGATCCAAAGATGTTCTTGGGTTCAACCAAGACTGGTAGCCTCTCGCTGCGCGAGGACAAGCTCGGACTAGCTGTTGACCTTCAGCTCAATCCAGAAGTCAGCTACGCCCGAGACCTTGCAGCCAACCTTCGCAGGGACGGTGCTGGAGCTGGCATGTCGTTCGGTTTTTCTACACCCCGCCTAGGTGACCAGTGGAGCTCCGACGGCAGCCGCCGCGAGCTCAAGTCAGTCAAGCTGCACGAAGTCAGCGTCATTGTCGGCGGGACTCCCGCTTACGAGGCAACAGTCGGACTCGCATCCGTCCGATCAGTCGCTCGCCTGGCAAAGCTTGACCCAGAGGAGGTTCGCACCGCTCTTTCTGGTCTGATCAGCGGCAAGCTGGACGCCGAGCGAGCCGCCACTGTGCGCGCCATGCTCGGAGCGCTGGTTCCAGATGTTGAGCCGACTCCAGAGCCAGAACCGATCCCAGAGCCAGGCGATCCAGCCGACTTGCCGCTCCAGATTCGCCGACTCCAGCTCATGCTGGCGGAGTTCCGACACCCAGGACACGGCGACCAGAGCGTCCATAGCCCACGCAAGGGCGGCGGCGCGGGGGGCGCGGCGGTAATGTCTAACAGAAAGGCGCTTGGCGACGCAGAGGCGGCGGAAATGGCGGCGATAAAGCCAGAGGACCCTACTGGCAACATCGGCAGAATGAGGGCGCAAGTTCACCAGGATAAGCGCCAAGCTATTGACAATGCGTTTGAGAATCCAGACAAGAACGCAAGCTTCAAGCAACTTACAGCGCTAAAAGATAAGGAAAACGATGGTCTCGCCAGGGTTGCTACTAGCGGAAGCGCTAACTATGGGGCGCAGCATCCGATTTCACTGGCAACGCTTGACACCTTCAACGCCCGCGTCACGCTGATTCAGAGCATGATTGACGAGGTAGCCTCCCGCCCATAGCACTTCTGGCACGCCCTGTGCCAGCGTGTATAGTTACTTCTGCTAGAGACAGGGCTGAGCGCGCTGATCCCGCGCTGTCGGTACCACCCCTGGTGATTGTTTAACCCATAGCAGAAAGGATCAGACCCATGTCTGAACTGATTAAGGGGCTCCTGGAGTCCCGAGCTGCCGATTGGGAGCGAGCTAAGTCGCTCTTGACAACGGCAGAGGCTGAGAAGCGCGAGCTTTCAGCCGACGAGAACGCACAGTTTGACAAGCTCATGGCTGCAATGTCCGACAAGGACGCCAAGGCTAAGGCTGTGTCAGAGGCGGAGGAACGAGCCGTCAAGGTTGACGAGATTCGTTCTAAGTTTGAAGTTGCAGCTGCTGTCGCAGAGGCAAAGGGTGATGATGACGGCGCAGCCGCCATCCGCGCCGTTGCACTCGGCGAGCGCCGCTCAGCTGATTTCGCAATCCGCGCAATGACCAAGAGCTCCAACACGGTCAAGACGACCTTCGCGGACTTTGTGGTCCAGTACCTGACGGATGTTGCGCCTGTGTACCAGTACGCACGCAAGCTCCGCACGACCCAGGGCGAGGATGTAGTGATCCCTCGGATCACTGCTAACCCAGCTGCCAACTGGATCGGGGAAGCGGGCACGATCACGGCTGGGGACCCGACCATCGGTTCGGTCACCCTGGGCGCGTACAAGCTCGCCGCTCTTACGCTCATGTCAGCCGAGATTCTGAACGATGCCGCATTTGACATCGCGCAGTATGTTGGTGAGCACGCTGGTCGCCAGATCGCACTCGTTGCGGGCTCGGCGTTCACGGTTGGTACGGGCACTGCCCAGCCAACGGGCTTCGTAACAGCTGCAACGGCTGCATCGCGCACCGTTACGGCTGCTGGTTCGGGCGCCTTCTTTGGTGCTACGGATGTGTTGGACCTGATTTACTCGGGTCTTGCAGCTCCATACCGCAACCAGGACACCGTGATCTTTGGTTCAACCACGGCGGTTGCCAAGGTTCGCAAGCTCCAGGATGTGAACGGGCAGTTCCTGTTCACCCCTGGCATCAACGGCGGTCAGCCTGACCGACTCGCTGGCTACACCTTCGTGGAGAACTCCTCCATGGCGGCTGTCGGCTCGGCGAGCAAGTCGCTGGCGGTGCTCCACGCTCCTTCGTACATCGTGCGAGAAGTGGGGAACATCCAGGTAGCCCAGTCCTCGGACCGCTACTTTGAGACCGACCAGGTTGCGCTACGCACGATCTATCGTGTGGACGCTAACCTTCTGGACACAAACGCAGTTGCGGTTCTTGTCAGCAAGAACAGCTAACTAGGTCCCCATCGGGGGATGACAAACTGATGCCCCAGGGCGTATGCTCTGGGGCATCAGCCTTTCTAGGGGGCTGCAATAAATCTGAGGAGGCTTCATGAAAGTAGCTTGGTTCAGCAACTCGCCATGGGCGGGGACGGGGTATGGCGTGCAGACTGCGGAGATACTGCCGCGACTGAAGGCGGATGGGCATGATGTCGCAAGTGTCAGCAACTACGGGCTCGCTGGCGCCCCGCTGGACTGGCAAGGTATCCCATGCTTGCCGATGGGCTACGAAGCCTACTCCAACGATATTGCTGGAGCGCACATGGCAAACTTCATCCAGGGTAAGGGCTGGGGCATCACGCTTTACGATGTCTGGACGCTAAAGGGCGACCTATGGGACGGCTTCCCGCTTGCCGCGTGGGTGCCCGTTGACCACGACCCAGCTCCGCCAGAAGTCGTTGCCTGGTTTGGCAAGGGCAAGTCGCCGAGGGTGCCAATCGCTATGTCAAAGTTTGGCGAGGATAGGCTCAAGAAGGCTGGTCTAACGGATGTTCTATATGCGCCACATAGCGTTGACACCAAGCTTTTCACCCCAGATGGTCCAGACCTTCGCGCCGAGTTCGGCATCCCGAAAGACGCGCATGTGACGCTAGTGAACAGCGCCAACAAGGGGGTCCCGACGCGCAAGAGTTTCCCAGAACTATTTGCTGCATGGGCAATCTTTGCCCGCAAGCACAAGGACGCATTTCTGTTTGTGCACACCGAGATTGCTGGTTTGGCAACTGGGCTCAATCTGCCGCGCCTACTACTAGCTGTTGGCGCACCGATGGAGCAAGTCAAGTTTATTCCGCAGTACCAGTACCGCAGCGGAATTCCAACCTCGGAGATGCCGAAAATCTACCGAATGGCAGACCTACTCGCTGCGCCGAGCCGTGGAGAGGGATTTTGCGTGCCTTTGATTGAAGCCCAGAGCTGCTCAGTCCCAGTGCTGGTCTCCAAGTGGACAGCGCAACCCGAGCTAGTGGGTGCTGGCTGGCAAGTCGGCGGTCAACCCGAGTGGAACGAGTGGATGCAGAGCTGGTGGCTGGTGCCCAACATTGAGCGGATTGTGGAGTCCCTGGAGGATTCCTACGCCGCCAAGGGCGATTCCGAGCGATCGGCGCAGCTGCGGGCAGATGCTCGGAGTCTGGCACTCAAATATGACTCCCAGACCGTCTACGAGGCTCACTGGCGCCCGATCATGGCAGAGCTGGAGTCCAGGCTCACCCCAGCGCAGAACAGGGCTCAGAGACGCGCAAACAAGCGTTAAATCGTGATCACGGTCCTGACTGGACCGCCATGCGGCGGAAAGTCCACCTACATCCGAGAACGGGCGCAGCAGGGGGATGTGGTCATTGACCTGGATCGGATCGCCCTGGCGCTGACGGTTGAGGGTATCCCTGACCACTCGGCGCCAGAGCATGTCATGCAAGTCGCCATTTCAGCCCGTAGCGGGGCTATACGGCGGGCGCTGAGGCTCGGAAAGGTCGCGGATGTGTGGATCATCCATACCGCGCCAAAACCCCAGGATATGGCTGCATATCGGGCTGTAGGGGCAACTGTGCTGACGATAGACCCAGGCATGTCGGTGTGTCTGGACCGAGCTGCGAAGTTGCGCCCATACGCAGCTGCGGTTATTGAGCAATGGTATTCTGGTACTCTGCATCGGACGCGGAGAATCGCCCTAGGCGACTCGCACGACGATCCGTCCGACCTTTAGGAGACACATGGCAATTACCAACGGATATTGCACAAGAGCGGACCTTAAGACCGCACTGGCTATCGGCACAGCCGACACCGCAGACGATGCGGTCCTTGACGAAATCGTCAACGCCA